AGGATGACGGCATGTGGATCAAGCTCCGGGCGGTGAGGCAGTCATGAAGGTGCGGATGAAGGTCGAAGGCGGAGATAAGCTTGCTCGGAAGCTGCAAATGCTTGCTGAAGAGGTTGCCAGGGAGCACATGCGCGAGTGCGCTCTTGCCGGGGCTGAAGTCATCCGCGCTGAAATCGAGACTACGGCACCTCGCAAAACCGGGACGCTTGCGGGCGACATCCAAAAAGAGGTCAAGAAGCAGACCAAGAGCCGAGTGGATGTTCACATCGGCCCTGGCAAGGAAGGCTGGTATGGGCGACTCGTCGAGGACGGCCACGCCATTGTGGTAGACGGCAAGAAGGTGGGCGATGTCCCGCCTCATCCATTTATGCGTCCCGCATTCGACGCTAAAACCGGCGAGGCCTATGACGCATTTGCAGCCGAGCTGAGGAGGAGGCTGGGTCTATGACAGAACCGCGAAGAGCACTATATGCCCACCTTCTGGCAGATTCAGGGGTGCAGACAGCAGTGGGCGACAGGATTTATCAGGGGCGAGTTCCGGCAGGGGCGACAAAGCCCCTGATTTTGATCCAGCCTCCGATATCGCGGGTGCCTCAGCGAGACTTAGGAGGCGTGGCATACAAAAGGACCCGCATCCAAGTGACCGCTATGGCCGACACGCAGAAGCAGGCCGAGGCTACGGCTAAGGCCGTGATTGATGCCGTCGAGGGCTTCACTGGCACGATGGGCGGTGGCCTGGACGTGATTCTGGCAAGCGTGGACAATGACCGTCAAATTGCACAAGACGGGATTGATGAGATTTACCATCATGTTGACGTGATGATTGTGTATAAGGGGTGATGACATGGCTGAAGCAACTGGACTCGGCACTCAGTTTCTACGAGAGACTGCTGTGACCGGGGTTTTTGACGCGATTGCGCAGGTGGCAAGCATAACGCCTCCGCAGCTCACAAGAGACACAGTTGATGTTGAGGAGCTTGCGCCTGCAGACGATTTCAAAAAGAAGCTCGTGGGGCTCATTGACGGCGGAGAGTTCTCCGTGACGCTGAACTTCGATCCGGAAGAGCAGGGCCACAAAGACCTGGAAGAGGACTTTGCAAACGGCGTCCCATACAACTACCGCATTCAGTTCCCGTTCGACGAAGAGGTCTATTCCGACGGTGGATATTACGACATTACCGGCATCGTGACGGGCTTTGCGCCTCAAGAGATCGCTGCAAGCGACGTCATGCAGGCCGAAGTGACGATTGCTGTGACTGCAAAGCCGACATATGAAGAGCTGGTAGAGATTATTGAGGAGGGGTGAAAATGGCTGAATCAACTGGCCTAAAAACTCAATTTATATTGGGAACAAACACGATAGGACAGGTGGCAAGCATAACGCCGCCAGGGCCGACCAGAGAAACGGTTGATGTGGAGGACTTGAACCCTACTGATGAATTCAAGAAGAAGTTGATTGGGCTGATAGATGGTGGGGACATGTCATTCATAATCAACTATAACCCAGAGGATGCCGGACACCAGGCCTGCGAGGCCGCTCTGTATAGTGGCGTTGAGCAGACCTGCAAGATCAAATACAAGAGCGGCAAGGGCTACACATTCAAGGGCTATGTGATCGGCTTTGCGCCACAGGAGATTACCGCCGGTGACGTCATGCAGGCCGAGGTGACGATTGCAGTCACGTCCAAGCCCACGTATGGGGCAATAGCGTAGGAGGGCATGAGAGATGGATAAAGTCAAAATACTGACGAGAGACGCGATCCTGCAAGCGGAGGACCTCCCTCGCGAGCTGGTTGAAGTGCCTGAATGGGGTGGTTGCGTCTATGTGCGCACACTCACAGGCACTGAACGCGATGCTTTTGAGTCTTCTGTTGTAGAACAGCGTGGAAAGTCCACCAAGATGAACCTCCGCAATATCAGAGCAAAGCTGGTTGCATTGACTGTCGTTGATGAGGAAAGCAACCGGATATTCTCTGATGCGGATGTCGGCCAGCTTGGAAAGAAGTCAGCCGTTGTTTTGGACAGGCTCTTCGAGGTAGCGCAGAGACTCTCTGGCCTCAAAGACGAGGACGTGGAGGAACTAGCAAAAAACTCAGAGGACGACCTCAGCGAAGATTCTATTTTCGATTAGCCCTGGCTCTTGGCATGACCGTTCGGGAGCTCCTGGAGAGGATAGACTCTCGGGAGCTCTCTGAGTGGATGGCGTTTTTTGAGATGGAGCCATGGGGCACTGAGGTCGAAGACTGGAGGTCCGGACTCGTAGCATCAACAATAGCAAACGTCAACAGAGACCCGAAAAAGCAAAGGAAGCCATTCCAGCCGAAGGATTTTATGCTTGAGCGCGACAAAGAACCCACACCAACGCAGTCTCCGGAGGACCACCAGAAAATTCTCGGAATGTGGGGGCGCGTCTGGCAGGACAAGTTTGATGACGGCGACTCTTGACGGGTCGCCTTTTATTTTAAGCGGGGAGGTGAGTCTATGGCGACAGTAGGCAGCATGGCAGTGGTGCTCACGGCTAGTGCAACAGACTTTGAGCGCACTATGGGCAGGGCAGCCAGGGCAGTCAAGTCTACAGAAAGAGAGTTCATGCAGTCCGCTCGGCGTATGCAGGACATTGGCCGTAAATGGACCTTGGGCGTGACCGCGCCTATCGTTGCCGGCATCACTGCTGTCAGCAAGGCTGCCATTGACTGGGAAGATTCCTTCGCCGGGGTGCGTAAATCTGTAGACGGAACTGAAGAGCAGCTTACTCAGCTAGACAAGTCTCTCCGGAAAATGACCGAGACTATCCCATTGGCCCATAAAGAGCTTGCAAATATCGCCGAATCAGCAGGCCAGCTCGGAATTCAGACAGACAATATCGCTGAGTTTGTCAAGACCATGGCTATGCTTGGAAGTACGACCAAAATGAGCGCTGATGACGCTGCAACCGGCCTTGCTCAGATCGACAACATCATGCAGTCCGGGCAACGGTCCTTTGACCGTTACGGCTCGACAGTGCTTGCGCTTGGCAACAACCTTGCAACCACAGAGCAAAAGATTGTTGACTTCACGCTCAAGATCGCCGGTGCGGGCAAGATCGCCGGTCTGACGGAAGCGCGCGTCATGGCGATCGCAGGAGCTTTCGGCTCTGTCGGCGTTGAGGCACAGGCAGGCGGGACTGCTGTCAGCAAGGCCTTGATAGGCATGACTGAGGCCGTGGCAACAGGAGATCGACGCCTTGCCCTGTTTGCGAGGACCGCAGGCATGAGCGCAGCAGAATTTGCTCAAACGTGGCGGACTGATGCAGGCGAAGCGTTTACCCGATTTGTCGAGGGGCTTGGAAGATCCGGCGACAAAGCATTTGGAATCCTCCGCGAGCTTGGGTTGTCCGATCAGAGGCTCATTCGAGGATTCCTGAGCGTGGCCAATGCGGGGGATCTCCTGCGCAAGTCGATGGACATCGGCACCAAGGCCTGGGAAGAGAATGTTGTTCTCGTCCAGAAGGCTCAGGAGAGATACAAGACCGCAGCTTCCAGGCTCAAGATGCTCGGCAGCCGGGCAAAGAACGTCGCGATCTCGTTCGGTGGCGCTCTGGCGCCGATGATAGGGGCCGCGATGGATAAGTTTGAAAAATTCACCGAAGGCCTGCAGCGAATGGCCGACAGGTTCGCGGAACTGCCAGAGCCAGTCAGAAAGACAACAATAAGCCTGCTGCTCCTACTCGCAGCCATCGGGCCGGTGACCTATGGCATTGGATTGCTCAACAGGACAATCGCGGGAGCAATCGGCGTATGGGGCACCATGGTCGCATTCGCAGGCAATGCCGTGTTTGCATTTACTACTTGGCGCATGGGTGCCGCCACACTGGGCGAATCCCTGACATATCTCGCAGGAGGACCTGTCAAGTTAGCGATCCTGGGCATTGGCGCTGCTGTAGTCGCGACTATCCTGTTGGCCGCCAACTGGGACAAGTTCTCCGCGTTCGCAACTCGTGTCTGGTCTGGTGTTAGCGCAGCCGTGCTCTACGCATCTAGCATCATAGTGCGTGGCGTAGGCATGATGATTACCGCTATATCGTGGATTGTGCCGGGATTGAGTGGCGCAGCGCAAGCCGTGATGGGACTGGCTGACGGACTCAAAAGCTCCGCTGCTCAGGCGCTGCAGTCGGCTCAGACCACCGCGCAGATAGCGGAGCAGGCGGACAAGGCCGCATCTGCTGCAGATGGAGCGGCCAAGGCCCAAGAGGGGCTTGCCGGTGCGTTAGAAATGGCTGAAGAGGCTGCTTCCGGAGGCTTGCAGTCGTTTGACGAAGTGCATCAGATGCAGGATCAGATGAGCGCAGCGGACATGTTCGGCGACATGGACTTTCCAGGGTTCGACATCCCGGAAATACCGACCATCGGCGATATATTTGCAGAGGGTATCGCGAAAATCGGCGAAGTTGTTACCAACATAACCGACACAGCTGTATCAGCATGGGAGAGGCTCAAGACATCCATAGAGCCGGTGAATACCGCAGTCGAATGGATTAAAGACAACTGGCCGACCATCGGGCCGATAATCGAAGGCATTGCAAGCGCACTATCTGTGCTTCTGATACCGGCACTCATTAAGAGCGGCATCGAGGCCGGGATTGCAGGCGTTAAGCTCGTAGCCGCATGGA